ATAATGCCATAGTTTTCCTATGTAAAATAAATAGTATTTATGTCATATAAAGGAAGATTTATACCCAAACATCCCAAGAAATACGCCGGTGATTCAAACAACATCATCTGGCGATCTACTTGGGAAAGAAAAGTCATGGATTGGCTAGACCAAAGTGATAGTGTCGTTTACTGGTCTTCCGAAGAATTGGCGATTAAGTATTACAACCCGGTGGATAACAAGATCCACAGATACTTTCCAGATTTCATCGTCAAAGTGAAGCGCAAAGACGGAACTGTAATGACTCATGTGATTGAAGTCAAACCAGAGTATCAAACAAAACAACCGGTTCGTAAGAGAAAAACACAGAAGTTCATCAACGAATACATCACTTACACCGTTAATCAGTCAAAGTGGAAGGCCGCTACTGAGTTCTGTAAGGATCGTGGATGGGAATTCAGAATCTTAACGGAGAAAAATCTAGGTATTATTTAAAAGCGGACACCAATACTTATGCTCTGAAACCAGTGACTGACAGGTAATCTTAGCAATTCACCTAAATACAACATGGCTTATTTACTCGACCGCATTAAAAGTTCCCTTGCAAAAGAAGGTTTGAACGCTCGCACTAATCAGGCACGAGCATGGCTACGTGCCAAAATACCAACTCTGAAGCCCACTCGGCAAGCACTTTTTGCGGATCGACAAAGATTAAAAAATAATGCCATAATTGGTCGTATGTACTTTTACTTTTACGATCCAAAAACGAAGGATAAGTTGCCATATTACGACAGGTTCCCACTGGTCTTACCCATAGAACAATATGACGATGGATTTTTAGGGTTGAATTTACATTATATTCACCCAAGGCAACGTATCGTTCTCTTGGATAAATTGAGTGAATTTGCAAACAATGATAAGTTTGATAAGACAACAAAACTTAGATTGACCTATGATTTACTTTCACGAGCAAGTAAGATTTATGAAGTTAAACCTTGTATTAAACGATACTTGTTCAATCATGTCGAATCCAGGTTTTTAGAAATTAGCGCTGATGAGTGGGACATTGCCGCTTTGTTGCCAATGGAATCATTCGCTAAAGCCTCAACAAGTAAAGTATACGCCGAATCTAGAGAGAAATTTTAATGTCATTTTCACCACAAGCATTCTTATCTAATGTCAATGCCAAAGAAGGTTTTGCTAAACCCTCACGATTTGAAGTCATTGTGCCTATTCCACAATACATCAATCAATTTGTTGGCAATTCATTTTTAGAAAAATTAGTAAACTTACCTAATGTTTTGGTGGCTGATATTACGGATATTATTCGTGGCGGAACACAAGACGCTCAATCACGCAGCGACAATCCATCGTTGTCACGCTATCTAGCACTTCAATGTGAAAGTGCTGAACTGCCAGGTAAAACATTGGTGACCGCAGACGCTAAGATTTATGGCCCAACTTTTAAAGTGCCATATCAAACACAATACAATGACACCACATTAAATTTTATTTGCACTAACGAATTCTATGAGCGTAAGTTGTTTGAAAAGTGGACCGACTCTATTATGCCATCAGACACAAATAACTTGCGTTATCCAAAAGGCAACAATTCAAGATACTTAACAAACATTAAAATTATTCAGTACGATGAGTTTATTCGCCAAATTTATGCGGTTGAATTGATTGATGCTTTTCCAATCGGCATTGCTGCACAACCACTCGCATGGTCCGAAGAAGGATTTCATCGCCTTTCTGTTCAGTTTGCCTATCAACGATATAAAGTGCTTTTTAACGGCAACTATGACCTTGTTCAGGCTGCAGCTCAATTATTTGGAGATTCTGTTGGCCGAAAACTCACAAATGTCACAGATAAATTATACAATCCAGCAGGAACATTGTTTGGAAGAATTTTTAACTAATGGAGATATATTATGGCTCTGCCAAAAATTGATACACCAACTTATGAAACAAAATTAATCTCAACCGGAAAAACAGTCAAATACAGACCGTTTTTGGTAAAAGAACAAAAACTCTTTTTGATGGCTTCACAATCAGAAGATGCGAAAGAGGTTGTCAACACCATCAAACAAGTTCTCAATAATTGCATTTTAACAAATGCAGTTAAAGTCGATGAACTACCAGTCTTTGATTTGGAACATTTGTTTTTACAAATTCGTGCCAGATCGGTTGGTGAAGTTGTAAATTTAAGATACAATTGTAACAATGATGTTCTTGATGAAAATAAAGAAACAAAAAAATGTGGTGGTTTAGTTAAAGTTGATTTAAATTTACTTGAAATTACACCAACAAAAACTCCCAATCATTCTAATAAAATAGAACTTTCACCAAAGTTGGGCATCGTTATGAAATATCCCAATTTTGACATTGTTCAGAAACTTAACATTCAAAGTGAAGCAGATTTGCTAGACCTTGTGATTTCTTGTATTGATTACATTTACGATGAGGAACAGTTATATTATGCTAACAAAACATCAAAAGAAGAGTTGGAAGAATTTATTGAAAATCTACAACAATCTGATTTAGAAAAAATACAAACATTTTTCCAAACAATGCCAAAACTTTCTAAAAAGTTTGACTTCAAATGTCCAAAGTGTGGTTATTCAGAAGAAATTAATGTAGAGGGAATTCAAAATTTTTTCGGATAGGTCTTTCTCACGACAGTTTAGGTAACTACTATCAAACCAACTTTTCTTTGATGCAACACCACAAATATAGTTTGACTGAATTGGATAATATGTTACCATGGGAAAGACAATTATATGTTGAAATGTTGGTTAACTTTTTAGAAGAAGAAAAAGAAAGAATAAAAGCTCAACAAAAAACAAGGGCGAAGTAAATGGCAACAAAAAAATCTAGACTAGCAGAAATTTACAAAGCAGAGAAAGCTCGTGGTGGCGGCATTGCATCAACTCTTGGAAAAAGAGCTTTAGAAAAGATAGACCCAAGACAATTCTTTAATCAAGAAGGTTTTCTTGCTGCTATTATGCCGTCTTTATTCAAGGCATACAAAGTTGACACCAAAATGCCTTCAGCCGGATCTTTGGCTCCAACTGCAGCGCCTGCTGTTCAAACTGCAGCAATGTCTGATTTTTCAAATGAATTACAAGTCATAAAAATTGATACAAAAATTAGTGCTAAAAATTCAATGGTGTTACCTGCTATGGCTCGTGACATGAATTTGATGAGACAAAATGTTGCTAAACTAGTAAAAATTCAAGGCGGCACACCGACAAACAAAGCAGACATGTTCTTTAAAAGAGCATCTGAGCGTGAATCCGAATACGAATCAAAGTTTAAAAAAGAAAGTAAAAAAACACCAACTACTGCGCCCACTCAAACGACAACAGGACAAACAACAGGCAAATCAGGTCTACTTGGCGGTCTTTTGGGTGGTTTAGGAAAAGGACTTGGAATTGCTTCAATTGGTGTTGGTATCGCTGGATTTTTAACAGCACTTGGTGGCGCCGCTTTTGTTTTGAATCAAGTTGGCGGCGCTTCTGGTCTAAAAGACATGTTAGTTAATTTAGCAGAAGGACTAAGTGCGTTTTCTGGCCAAAGTTTAATTGCACTTGGTGCTTTGCTCGGTACAGGAATGTTATTTGGCTCCGTTACAGGCCTTAAAACAAAAGCAGGCGCAGCATTAGGTATCACTGCTATTGGTTTAGGTATTGGTGGTTTCTTAGCCGGTCTATCCGCCGGCGGCGCCCTTAGTGATATGATTGGTGGTTCCACTGGCGTAAGAGACATGTTAGTTAATTTAGCGGAAGGTTTAGGCGCATTTAATACGACAGGTATCGCAGCTCTTGGCGGATTGCTTGGTGCAGGTGCTTTGTTTGGCGTTGTTGGCTCTTTGGGTGGTGCAAAAGTTGCCGTTGGTGCAAACATAGGAATTGGCGCAATAGGTTTTGCCATTGGCGCATTCTTAACAGGTCTTTCTGCTGGCGGTGCCGGTGTAGAATTTTTTGGTGGTTCTTCTGGCATTAAAGACATTCTTGTAAACACAGCAGAAGGTCTAAGTGCATTTGGAAATGTCGATGCAACCAATTTATTAAAATTAGCTGGTGTTTTGCCATTGTTTGGTGCCGGAATGTTGGCATTTTTTGGAATGAAAGGACTAGGTTCTCTTGTAGACTCAATAGGACAAGGCCTAACAAAAGTTGTAGATTTTATTTTTGGTAGTAAAAATGAAAAATCTCCAATGACTAGATTGTCTGAAGAATTAAAACTTTTTGATAATATCAATGGAGAAAACTTATCGAAAGTTGGCCAAGGATTAAAAGACTTGGCTGCAGGTATGTCTGGTTTATCAAACCTCAGTAAATCAGACATTGAAAAAGCAGCCGCAGCTGCAAGAGTAGCATCTTCTGTAACACCAGGAACACCACAAGCTGCAACAACCACAACGCCAGCACCAGTCACTTCAAATGTTACTGAAGAAACTTTTAAAAGACTTGGAGTTACACCATCAACTGCTGGTGGAGGCAGAGGTTCGATCAATCCGCCAAATGTTTCACCAACTCCAGTGAGTGGCGTACTAGACCTTATTGCTTCTGGTGAAGCGATAAGTAAAGATCCATATAATTCTATGAATCAGGGAACTCCAGGTGGAAAAATTTCTGGTTCTGGTGTATCAGCCAATATTATTGGACAAAACCTTACAGACATGACCGTTGGTGAAATATTAAGTAGAGCGCCAAATGCAAGTGATAATGCTGAAGAAAGAAAACAAAAAGGCGCAGTATTTGCTGCAGGCCGTTATCAAATAATACCCAAAACATTACAAGGTTTAGTTGACCAAGGTGTTGTGAGTAAAGATGAAAAGTTTACACCAGAAGTTCAAGATAGATTAGCTCTGAAATTGGTCGAACAGTCTGGCGCAACGAAGTCAATTAATGAAGGTGACTTGGATAAAGCACAGTATCAATTAGCAAAAGTTTGGGCTTCATTGCCTGTTCCTGCTGGAATGACATTAAAAAGTGGAGAAGTTAGCACTGGTGTTGAATCATTTTATGGTGGCGCAAATAAAGCAAAAGAAGGTTTAACTTTAGCTTCTCTACAGTTACCATCTGCTACTGCTGCGCCAACTATGACGATGGCTTCAGCAAAGCCAACAACAGGCGCCACTATCACTGCCGCTACTACTGAAGTTGAAAAAGAAAGAATTCAATTGGCATCAGCACCAATTGTTGTTACTGCGCCTTCTGTGAACGTTCAACAATCACAACCCAACAGAATGCCTCAGTCAATTAATCAGCCGAGTGTCGTTGATTCTGAGTTTATGAAGTTGTTGGTTGGAAGAACAGTAACGATATAAAGTAAAAACCCCGCCGAAGCGGGGTTTGTTTTAGCGTTCTTCTGCTAGAGACTTGAAATAGTCCAAGTCATCTTCATCGCCTGTATTTGAAGTATCAACATCTTCACTAATACGAGCAACAGTATCTTCAGCCTTAGAACGAATAGGTGCACCTTCAAAGCCAAGAACCTTGTCAAGGCGACCCTTCAATACATCATAAGACTTGAAGTTTTTAGCATCAGTAAACTCTTGGAGAGAATGTTCTTTCTTCCAGAGCGCTTCAAGTTTATCATCATCACCACCGAAGAGAGCCTCCGGCGAATCAAATTCAGACTTATCGTAGTTGCGATAGCCTTCAACATTACGAATCTTCAATTTGAAGTTAGCGCCTTCCCAGAAATCAAACGGGTTCATCGGCTTCTCATCTTCAAACTCAGGATTCATAGCCTCGCTGATTTTGTCGAAGATTTTCTTA